AATCAGAGGTGGAGAGGTTCAGCACACAGGTGTTGTACCCTTCCTTAAAAAATTTGAGTCAACTGTCAGATGTTGCACACAAAACGGTATTAGAGGCGGGTCCGCAACTGTCCACTTTCCTATCTGGCATCAAGAAATCGAAGATATTCTCGTCCTTAAAAACAACAAAGGTACAGAAGACAACCGAGTCAGAAAACTCGACTACTCCATCCAGTTAAGTAAACTATTTTATGAAAGGTTTATCTCCAGTGAGGACATCAGTCTTTTCAGTCCTCACGATGTTCCTGGTCTTTATGATGCTTTCGGAACTGAAGGATTCGATGACTTATACAGACAGTACGAGTCAGACGAGACCATCCCTAGAAAGACTATTGCTGCCCAAGAATTAATTCTTGATCTATTAAAGGAGAGAGCAGAGACAGGTCGTATTTACATTATGAATATCGACCACTGTAATGATCATTCATCATTCAAAGACAAGGTTACTATGAGTAACTTATGTCAAGAGATTACTTTACCTACTACACCTATCCAACATATCGATGGTGGTGGTGAGATAGCACTGTGTATACTATCTGCTATCAATGTAGGTAAACTACGTAACCTTGAGGAGATGGAAGAACTATGTGACCTTGCTGTACGTGGACTGGAAGAGTTGATTGACTATCAACAGTATCCAGTTGAAGCAGCAGAAAGATCTACATTAGCACGTAGATCATTAGGTGTAGGGTTCATTGGATTAGCACACTATCTTGCAAAGCAAGGTGTTAAGTATGAGGATCCACAAGCATGGAAACTGGTACATGATTTGACTGAATCATTCCAGTACTATCTACTTAAAGCATCTAACCAGATTGCTAAGGATAAAGGACCATGTGATTACTTCAAACGTACTAAGTATGCTGACGGTGTTCTACCTATAGATACTTACAAAAAGGATGTAGATGAATTGGTTCCAAACGAACTTAACTGTGACTGGGAAGGACTGCGAGGAAGTATCCTTATGCATGGACTCAGACATAGCACTCTATCTGCACAGATGCCATCCGAATCATCTTCGGTTGTTTCCAATGCTACAAATGGTATTGAACCACCCAGAGATTATCTCTCAGTCAAGAAGTCTAAGAAAGGACCACTTAAGCAAGTTGTACCACAGATTGCATCCCTTAAGAACAATTATACGTTGCTCTGGGATATGCCTAGCAATACTGGGTATATTAATATTGTTGCTGTTATGCAGAAGTTCTTTGATCAAGCAATTTCTGGAAACTGGTCCTATAATCCAGAGCATTACGAAAACTCTGAAGTACCTACTTCGGTGATGGCACAAGATCTTCTTACCACATACAAGTATGGTTGGAAGACATCTTACTACCAGAATACATATGATAGTAAGAAAGATGTAGATGAACCTGCACATCCAATAGGATGGAAGGATAATTTGCCAGAAGAAAAGCAAAGTATGGTTAATCTACTTGATGATATATTTTCCACTGAGGAGGAGGCGTGTGAAAGCTGTGCGATCTGAGATTAAAGGAATGACAGTCTTCAATACATCGAAGACTGACACCACCAAAGGACAAATGTTCTTTGGTCCTCCATTAGGAGTTCAACGTTATGATAAGTTTAAGTATCCTATTTTTGACAAGTTAACACAGACACAGTTAGGCTTCTTCTGGAGACCAGAAGAAGTTTCTTTACAGAAGGATAGGGCAGACTATCAACAGTTAAATGCAGCACAGAAACACATATTTACCTCCAACCTTAAGTACCAGATCCTCTTGGACTCGGTGCAAGGTCGTGCTCCTGGTATGGCTTTCGCTCCATACTGTTCACTACCTGAGCTTGAAGGTTGCATGAATATATGGCAGACTATGGAGATGATTCATAGTAGATCATATACTCATGTAATTAAGAATGTATATCCAGATCCATCAGAGGTCTTTGATACTATACTAGATGATGATAAGATACTTGACCGTGCTGCGTCAGTTACTAAAGCATATGATGAGTTTATTAACATAGCAAATGAATATGGTCAGAGTAACAGTTGGAAGTCTGACATGTATAGTCATCCAAACTCTGAATGGACACGCAAAGATTTAAAAAGACATCTCTATAGGGCAGTTGCTAATGTGTATATACTGGAAGGTATTCGGTTTTATGTATCTTTCGCTTGTAGTTTTGCTTTTGGGGAACTCAAACTCTTGGAGGGAAGTGCAAAGATCATCTCTCTCATTGCCAGAGATGAGTCACAACACATGGCAGTCACGCAGAACATTCTTAATAAATGGAAAGAGGGAGATGATCCTGAAATGATTGACATCATTAAGGAAGAAGAGGAAAATGTATACCAGATGTTTAAGGACTGTGTAGAAGAGGAGAAAGACTGGGCTCAGTATTTGTTTAAGGATGGATCTATTATTGGTTTGAATGATAAACTATTACAGAACTATGTTGAGTGGACTGCTAATCGTAGATTAAAATCAATAGGATTGAAACCTATCTTTGATGTACCACTAGCAAACAATCCACTACCATGGACTGCACACTGGTTATCATCTAAAGGTATGCAAGTTGCACCACAGGAGACAGAGGTCGAGAGCTACATGGTGGGTAGTATCAAACAAGACGTTAAGAAAGATACATTTGCTGGCTTTAAATTATGAACGTAGGTGAATGGTGTGGTTATGATTTTGAAAACCCACCAGCATTTTCAAAGTTTGCACCTGAATGGAAGTATACTATAGGGGAAAAGCAAACTGGTATTGATGTTGATGAGTTATCTAAACTTCTATTAAAGAAGGAACCAGAACTGATAGAAAAATATCCTGCTGCTAGTGATGGCAGTACAAAGTTGGGACCTAAGAGTGTTACTTCTAGGTTCCAATTTTATAATGTTATGGAGTGGGATGAACCTATCATTAAGGTTGTTCGTAAAGAGATTAAGACTTTCCATAAACAATATGTAAGAAGTCTTTTTGGTGAGGACTATAGAGTACCACGTGTACGTGTAAGGTGTTGGTATAATGTTATGAGGAAGGGGCAGAAGATAGCAAAGCATTATCATTCTGCACATGGATACACATATATTGGTGGACATCTCACAGTAAAATGTGACAAGAGTGATACTGTATATGTCAATCCATTTCAACATGACGAAGGACTCTTTCCTTTAGAGAATAAATCTGGTACAATAACATTATTCCCTAATTACATACCACATTATACAACAGTTCATAAAGGTAAGGAACCAAGAATCACTATGGCATTTGATCTTACCTTGTTAAATAATGAGATAAAGTTAGATACAGATACAAAAGAATTGCCATACCTATGACTAATGAAGAAAAAGATTGCACGGATCAATACTTTGAATGTGCTAGTGAGTGTGATATCAACGATAAAGAATGTGAAGACGCATGTGTTGAAGAGCTTAAAGAATGTGATGTTCCAGACTGGAGAGAAGAATACAAAGCATATACCTCCAGCAGGTATGAGTTAGATCTTCTAGAGAATGGACCTAAGAGTCTGTCTCAGTCATGGATGATGGGTGCATTACATAACAAATGGAAAAAGATTAAAGGGATCAAGGATCCTGAACCACCTGATGTATCATCATCTCTACAGGAGTGGGAAGAAAGCATTAAAAAATATGACAAATAATTTTGTAACTGATGATGGTCGTGGTGATAGAAACATGATGGTCTTTGATTGTCCACCACCACAAACACCCTATGCACCAAAAGAAAACCGTTGGTGTGTCTTTGAAAGCATAGGTTGGGACTTAGATATGGATGTACTGAGAGATTTCTTTCTATCCAAAGAGCAGTCTATACTTGATGGGTGTGAACCTGAACCTGAAGTTGCTCCTCAAGCACCAACTTTAACACAGAGGTTAAGGAAGTATAATATATTCCAATGGGAGAATGAGTGTCCTGAACTAACTAAGTTACGTAAGGTCATTAAGAAGTTTCATAAAGAATATAACAGAAAGGTAAGTGGCAACTCTAACTATAGACAGGAAGGTAAGATACTTATTCGTGCTTGGTTTAATGTATTGAGAAAAGGTGAGAAGATTGGAAACCATATCCATTCGACACATCCACACACATACCTTGCAGGTAATATGGTTGTAACATGTGACGAATCACAAACTATATACTGCCATCCATTATATCAACTGGAAGATGGTTATAAATTCTATAGTAATAACAAACCAGGCACTATAACTTTATTTCCAGGAACAGTACCGCACTTTACTTCAGTGCATAATACTGACACCCCTAGAATCACCCTTGCTTGGGACTTAACTACACTAGTTGATCCAGGATCTGTACTAATACCGTTATGAAACAACAAATGATAAAATTTATAATTAATCAAGATGGTACTGTAACCGAAGAGGTTGTAGGAGAACAGGGAGGTGAGTGCTTAGAGCTCACTAGATCTATTGAAGATGCACTAGGTTCAGTAGTAACCAGAGAATATAAACCAGAGTACTATAACAATGTCACACTTCAGCACAATCAAAACCAAGATCAAACACAAGCCACAACTGATTGAAGCACTAGAACTTCTACAGTATAACGTAGAGGTTGATGTTATGTTAGAGAATCCTCTAGATCATGAGCACAAGCAATGGAATGTTGACGTTGCTGTTGGTGATGACATTGGATTCAGACTAAACAAGGAAGGTGTTTACGAACTTGTTACAGATCTTCAAACTTGGAAGCAACCTATTCCACCTGAGAGATTCCTTGATAAGGTTACTCAGCAGTATGCTAGAATGACTGTTCACAACACAGTCACAGAGGATGGATGGCAGGTTGCAGAAGAGTGGGAGATGGATGATAACTCTATCGAACTCACCGTTACACGTTGGGTGTAACAATCTAAAAATATTATAAAATCCTACTGGACATACCTAAATAGGTTTATGAGCGTAATAATCTACCAAGAACATTGCGAGTATCTTGAGAGGCAAGTCGATGAACTTCAAGAAGAAGTTCTGTTTCTCAAGACTCAGCTTGAATACAAAACAATGGGTCTCCCAGAAGGAGAACTAAATACTGAGGACTAGATAATGGGTGTGTGGAAAAAGATAACCAAACTTCAGAGGGAAGTTATGAGAACCCCTGGACCTATCAGGGTTCAACTTTTACTTCTGCTGACATTGACGGCTTCTTCGGTTACGTCTACCGCATTACAAATTTGCAATCGGGCAAACAATACATCGGAAGAAAATACTTTTACCAACGTCGTAAACCTAGAGGTGGTAAGAGAAGGGTTACGTCTGAGAGTGACTGGAAGAAGTACTATGGAAGCTCTGACGAACTTAAAGCAGATAGAAAG